GAAGAATTATGTGCTTTCATTGCTTCGATTAGACCAGCTTTTATATCTAATTATAATAAGTTTGAAAATAGAGAACATATGGAGTTTGGAGTTAAAGAATTAGATGAATTATTGCAAGGGAAATTCTTAGATAGTTCGTGGCTTTTATATCAAGAACAAACAATGAAAGTTTTAAATTATTGTGGGTTTGAAGCCAAAGACACATATGATATATTGAAAGCTATATCTAAAAAGAAAGAAGAAAAAATTAAAGGAGCAAAAGATAAATTCTTTGATAAAATGCACTCAATATTAGATAAAGAAAATAAAGATAAAGCCGATGAAATCATAAATAAAATATGGCAAGTTATTGTAGATAGTTCATCATACAGCTTTAACGTGTCGCATTCGTACAGTATGGCTCACGATAGTTTATGGATTGCTTATGCAAAAGCACATTATCCACAACAGACTTATGTTGGTTTGATAAAGTATTTTAGTGAACTACGTAAACTAGATAAAATAAGAACACTTAAACAAGAAGCAGAGAAATATTTTGGTATTAAATTAATGGATAGAAAATTTGGACAAGATAATAGAGTTATTAATGTTAAAGATAATATTATATATCAATCATTAGATAGCATTAAAGGGATTAATAGTGAAATAGCACACTTAATTTATCCTATAAAAGATATGAGATTTAATACATTTGATTTATATATTAAATTAAAAGAGTTAGGATTGAATAAAACACATATAGGAAATCTTGCTAAGATAGGATATTTTAAATTTAATGATAAGATGTTATGGTTAGTTGAAAACTATAAAGAATATAAACAATTAAACAAACACAAAGTTATAGATATATTCGATAGTAAAGTAATGGATTGTACGATAGATGTATTATATCTGGAGTTAGTAGAAGCTTGTAGTAAGGAAACGAATTCATTATTAAAGTTTGATGATGTAACAACTGTAAGTAAGATATTATTTAATCATTTATCTTGGATAGATATACCAGATATTCAAAAGTATTATTGGGAAATGGACTTAATTGGAGAAGTTATTACTCCACATAAACAAGAATTAAAGTTTTATATAGTAGAAAAGTATAATGAAAATAAAGGAAGTATATTATTATATGATACGGAAGTAAGTAGACTTGAATGGTTTATGTACAAAAAGGGGTTGACAATTGCAAATAAAAATGTTATAATGGTAGGAGATATAGAGAGAAAAGAAAAAGGATTGCCTATAATAAAGCAATTTATGGACTTGACATCTATATTTAAAAAATAATAGATAGGAGAAGTGATATTATGAAAACAATATTAGGAAAAGATTTATTGGCAAAAGATGGAGATTATCAAATTATCGAGATTAGAGATGACGCAAAAGAGTTTATGTTGGGTGATGAAAAGATAATCATTGATACTGAATTTGAAGAACTAGACCCAACTATATTAACACATCAATGTAGATTTGCTATTGGTGATACAGAAGAACAAACTGATAATAGTATATATCTTGAGTTTCCATCTGTAAAGTTTATATTTGAATTATTGCCAAGTAATTTTGGTGGTATTGATAAAAAAGAATTTATAGAACAACAAAAAGCAGTATTAGATGATGAAATAGTTGTAGCACAAAATTCATTAAGAGAATTAATAGATAGTGCGATAGATAGTATATATGGTGCAAAAAGTATGGTGCTTAATTAATTAGGGGTGATAAATATGGAAAAGAAATTTAAAGTAGCAATATTAGTAGGACATAATTCAAGTCAACAAGGAGCATACTCGAAAGACTTGGAAATGACAGAGTGGGAATATAATAAATTGGTGGCTAATTATCTAAAAGAAAAAGATAGTGAAACATATGATGTATATTTTAGACAACCACATCAAAGTTATAGAAAACAAATGCAAGAAGTGTTGGATGTCATAAATAAACAAAATTATGATTTAGTTGTGGAGTTGCACTTTAATTCACATACAACTAATACAGCCGAAGGCTCAACTGGAATACATTATAAAGAAAACTCTAAGACAAGAGAATACTTAAATATATTCCAAGATATGTTAAAGAGAATTTGGGGAATAGTTAAAAGACCATTAATTCCTATAACATTAAGTGATATTAATAGCGTTAATGGAGCATATGGTATACTTAAATCAAAAGCAGATTATGTATTACTTGAGCCATTCTTTGGAAGTAATGAAAGAGAAGCTAGAAAGTTTAAGTCATATTTACAATATGGAGATACATTAGATAAGAGTATAAAGAAATATTTGGAGAGTGTTAATAATGGGATATAATATTAAAACAATAGCGTCACCAAACAGAATAGAAGAAGTGGTTAGAATAAGAACTGATAATCAATTCGCACAAAATCCAGATAAAGAAGATTTGGTTAATCATCCAAAACATTATACTGGAGATATTGAATGTATTGATGTAATAAAACAACAATTTGGTATTGATGGATTAATTAAATTCTGTCTTGGCAATGCAATGAAATATGTCTTTAGATGTGAACATAAAGGAACAACTAAGATGGATTTAGAGAAAGCAGTATGGTACTTAAATAAAGCAATAGATAATTTATAGGAGATGTTAAATATGGACACTAAAACATTAGTTGATAATATTCCAACTTATGTAATCAAAGTTCATAGTTTTAGCACAAGTAGGGGTGGACGGATAATAGTTCGTGTAGATGAAGATACAATCTTTAATGGAACTTATATCCGTTCTTCTATTAGAAATGTTAAAGCTATAAAATGTACATTAGATGGAGATGAATATTATCTATTTAAAAATAAGAAAATTGGTCTATTTATGTTAGAGAAAGATACAATCTATGAAATGGGTTGTGAGTGTGAGAAATGGGGGAATTTAATTGGAGTATAGAATTGACACAAGACTTGAGAGTCGTATAGATAGAGAAAGATATATTGGAAAAGAATTCATTACCAATCAAGGTAATAAATATTTAGTCTTGGGGGTTTGGGAACATTCCCCCATTGGTAAAGAAAAAAGATATATAATAGAATATGAAGATGGACAACAAGCAATAGCTTATTCTTCTACTATTAAAAATGGAAGTATAGCTAAGCCTATAATTCCAGAAGTAAGAATAAGAAGAATGCCTATATTAAGAACAGCTTTATTAATGAGTGATTTACATTTTTGCTATGAAGATAAACATTGTGTAGATATATTCTATCAAATAGCAGAAGTCATAAAAGATGAAATTGATGAATTAATTGACTTAGGTGATGGTATAAATAATAATTCCTTATCAAAGTTTATAGATATTGAACCACAACAATTCACATTAATAGAAGAAATAGAAGCATATAGAAATCATATTAATAAGTTAAAAGGTATTTTAAAAGAAAGTACAAAGTTTGTTGTATTACAAGATAATCATTTTCATCTTAGAAAGGAAAGATGGTTAGCAGAAAATCCTATGTTAAAAGGATTAATACCAGACTTATCTCCATTGTTTGATGAAGAAGTTGAACACGGAGTACCTTATATGCCATTTGGACAACATAGGGTTGGATTAATACACGGAATATCGTATGGTAAATTCTTCACTAAACAACATATAGAACAATATGGAATAGATATTATATGTGGACATACTCATACAATGCAATTATATACAAGTAGTTCTGGTAGACAGAATGTAAATCCTATTAGAAGTTATGGAGTACCTTGTATGTCAATACATCAAAGATATGTTCAAGGTAGACCAACTAGACAAGTTTGTGGATTTGCTGTATTAACCTATGATATGGGTAGTGATAACTATAATATAGAATATGTTATTGTAGAAAATCAGATGGCTATATTTAGGGGAAAGAAATATTTTAGTAGATATAATGAAAGCAATTAAGGAGTTGATGAATAAATGAAGTATTATCCAAGAGAAATTAGTGGTACTGGAAGCAATCGTATAACACAAGATAAAATAGATGGTAAATATTATGCTACAAGTAATTATTTTGATGGTATAGGATTTGATACCGAAGAAGAAGCACAAAATTTTATAGATGAAGTTTTATCAAAAAGAGATTATATACAAAAAGGAGAAATAACATATGAAGTTGAATTTGCTAAATAGAGATAAATTAGGTTATGGTAAAGATTTATTAATTATAACAGATATAGATTTAGATGGAATAAGTGGAGCTGTATTGGCTTCACTTAAATTTCCATTAGCCAAGATATATCATACAAGGACAAATATAGCTATGGAATTATTTGAGAGTGGACACATATATGATTTTACAAGTATAATGTTTATAGATTGTAGTCCTAAAACACAAGAAGATTATAATACTATTAAAGATATATTTGGAATAGATAATATGTATATATTTGACCATCACGAAAGTTTAAAGAAGATAATACCTAAAGGAGAAGAAAATGAATTTAATGTAGCTATGGAGTATTGTGGTTGTAGTTTATTCTGGAACGCATTATTTGGTAGTCCAGATGATATAGAAAACATAAAGAATAATAATATATGTGATTTACATTTAATAGGTAAGTTTGTATTCCTAGTTAATGTATATGATATGTGGTTAGACAAGGAAGAAGATGGACACTTTCTTGACGCCAAAACACTTAATATGAAGTTTAATTATTTAGGTATAGATAAATATATCCTATATGCTAAGAAATACTTAAATGGAGAGATAGATGATATAATACCAAGTAATTTAAAAGATGGATTCATATATTATATGCAACAAATAAATTCATATATTGATAAGAAATGTAACGAAGCCTATATTGTGGATGAAGAAGCTATAACATTTGCCGAAGATTATAAGAGTGAAATAGGCAATCAATTGTTAAATAAATATAAAGGAAAGATTAAAAGAGCAATAGTAGTAGATGTATCAAAGAATAGTATTAGTATTAGAAGTAAAGATAATAGTGCATTAGATAAAGCTAATAGAATAAGTTATCTAAGTGGTGGACATCTAAATGCTGCTGGTGCTAGAATAGAAGGTTTAAAGAAAGAAATAATAGATATGATAGCAAATAAATAATTATTATCCCCAATCCTATGTTCCACAAAGGAAAGGGGATTTTTTTATTCAACCTATTCATTAGGAGCAACCAATAACAAAATTTATTAATAGGGGTTATCAACACCCCTATTTTTCTTATGTCTAGGAAATAGGGTGAAAGCTAGATATAA